ACTTAATTGGCTTGCTACTTGTAATTTTTGGTTATATACTTCTAAATCATCTTTCCTTTTGTCTGCTTGTTCTGCTTGGTATTGTGTTGCAAAAGCAGGTAATGCAGTAGGTAGTTTTTTAGGAGGTTCTAATGTACCTACTTCGTGTTCTATCCCAACTGCTTTACGTCGCATTTCCTTTGAAGGAGCAGCTATTGCATTTGCAGCACGAATATACGCTTGCATATCGCTTGTCAATGTCTTAGTTTCAGTACCTTGCTTTTTTAATGCACTTGTAGAAAGAGTAGTAGTATCATCAAGTTTTATTTGGTCGCTAATTACTGCACCATATTGTTTATTTAAACGCTTTAGATTACCGTCTACTTCATTAATTGCAGCAGCATTTCCGTCTAAAGCCTTTGTAGTTAACGCAGTATTTAATTCTACTACTGACATTGCAGAACCTGCTCCGCTTATTGCACTTTTAATAAATTCCCAAGCCTTTGTTGCACCACCAACGCTTTCACGCATTTGGTTCATATCTTGCATTTGTAATCTAACCTTCTTAGCTTCTTCTTCTGCTATAATTGTAGCAAAAGCCTGTGCCATTGCTTTACGCTTTAAAGCTGCTGCAATGCCGTCTATTATCCCTGTTAACTTTGCTCCGTCTTGTATATCTAATGCCTGTAATTCTAAATTGCCCTTATATGTCGTTTTAAGCATATTTAAGGCTCTTTCTCTTTCCCCTGTACTCTTAGTACTATCTGAAACTATACCGTTTAAAATCGTCAGCTTATCAATTTCTGCCTGTGCCTCTCCAACACTTTTAGACATTGTTTCGTTAAACTTTGACAAAGATTGTTCTGCACCTGAACTTTGAGTAATAAAATTTAATATTTCATCACCAAAAGAAACAAACAAAGAAGAAACAACACCAACTGCAAGACCTATACCTGCTGGTCCCATTAATGAAGCCCCTAAAGCCTTTAATGCTTTACCTGTACTACCTGATGAAGCCTGTAAACGTTGGAAAGATTCTAATAAAGGGTTAATGTTATTGGCAATACCCATAAACCCATAAGGAGCATCCTGTGCTACCCTAGAAAGGTTAGTTAATGCTTGTGTAGCTTGTCCACTTGTATTAGGTAGTTTTTTAAACGCATTACCTAAATTAGTAGTCGCAGCAACTGTTTCTTGTATATTTTTAACGGCTTGTTGATTATCTGCCGTTATGGTAATTTTTAACGTTTCTTGTGCCATTTTATTATTTTACTCCGTACAATTTCAAAGTTCGTTGTAGTTGCTCGTCTGAAATCTTAGGCGATTCGTCTACTTCTATTTCATCACTAGGCAAAGGGAAAAACGTTTTAATACTTTTAGGGTTCTTTTCTGCTGAATTAGACCTATAAATCATATAAGCTAATGTTCTTGTTCTTTCCCATTCCTTTATTTGCCTATTGTCGTAAGCCGTTTTATACAATAAAAATTCCCGCCACGTCAATTGCCAAAACTCATTAATTGTTAAGCCAACTTCAATAGCGAGAATAATTACTGAATCCCAACTTATATCACCTAATTTTTTTTTTCTTCCTTCTTTCCTTTTTTATCCTTTGTTTCAGGGGTCATTGAATTTTGCATATACTTAATGAATTCTATAAGCTGACCATCTTTTGCAGACAATCCACCTACTTCATCAATCCATTGACATACTTCAAATTCTTCAAAGTCAATTGGGCTTTTATTAGTCTTGCATCCGCTTTCTGCAGAAGCACGAATAATATTTATAATTGTGCTTAGTTCAAAACTGCCACTAGATAAAATATTAATTAAATCTACTAGCGTTTTGTTTTCTAGTTCACAAAAACGCTTCATTGCCCAAGTTCCCCACTGCAAAGAAATAACTTTGTTGTTTGTTTTTAGTTCGTACATATGGTTATTTTTTTATTAAACTGTTTCTGTCTGTGTCAAAGGAGGTGCAGCTACTACAAAAGTTGCAGTAAACTTAACGTCGTCTTTGTCGTCAGCAGTAACACCCCAATCGCTAATCCAAACAGTACCTGAATAGGTAATGTCGCCTGAAGTAGGAACCGCTTTACCAAACTTAGCAGCAAAAATAGTACGTGCAGTATGTGCAGCATATAATTGTTGGTAAGAATCTTTAGCAGGAGTACCTGTTTCATCGATTGCAAAACCTTCACACTCAATAGTTTGATTAAATGAAGGGCTTGGAGTGTAAGAATCGCCACATTTAGAAGTAGCGTCTATTGTGTCCAAAGTTGAAGTAATTGAGTTTGAAGTCAAACAAGCAACTGGTTTGAAAGTAGCATCGCCGTCGATATCTACTAATAGGATAATATCCCTTGCTGAAATTTTAGTTTCTGCCATTTTATTAGATTTGTGTTATTATTATATTATATGTTATAATCGTTCTAAATACGTTTTCAAGTGGACTTAACCCGTCTAAATTTCTTATACTTTCTACGCTTAAACTTGAAGCATTCCATCCTGTGCCTAAGTCAATAATCGTATCCGAATTTATATCTGTTAATATCAAATTGCTAATTTCTTCTGAACGCTTGTACCCAAAGTTAGCACTTTTTGTAACAATGTCTAAAACAATACTACAATTATTTGTATAACCGCTTTTCCCTTGTTCTTGACTTGACGTTCTACCTGTCATAACGATATATTCGTTTGGAGCTGAATCAGGTGCAAACCCATCATAAACAGTTGTCCCTATATCTAAATTACTTATAAACCATTTCTTTATTTCTACGTTAGCGTTAAGCATTTAACATGTCTTTTAATCGTTTTATTAATTTAGGCTTTTCTGTTTCAAATGAAGGTATTAAATAAGGTTGAGGTCTTATATTTACTTTCATTATATTTTTTCCTTTAAACCTTATAGCTAAATCCTCAAATCCTACAGGGATATCAACTAATCCACCTGTACCAAATTCAATATAAGCAGCATATTTAGCCTTAGCCTCTACTTCATACGTTAAACCATTAACAGAAGGTTCTATGCCTATTGAATTCCTTAAAAAGCCTAAATCTACAGGAGCAAGTTTTTTAGCGTTGGAAGCAATAGTTAAAGCTGAAGAATTCATTTCATCCGATAAATCTTGTTTTAGCTTATTATCTATTTTCTTTAATGCTAATTCTATTTCTTTTACGCCTGTTAAATTTATTCCAAATGCCATTATGAATAAATTACTAGTTCAATGAATCTATGCTGATTTTCTACGTCTTTAATTGAGTGTATAGTATATCTAACCGAATCAATTTCAATTTGGTCTGTGTCTTTTATATCAACACCATAACGAATATAAAGCCTATTAGAACGGTCAAATTCTATCCTTCCTTCATCTACTGACCTATTTTGATTATTAGGTCTAAAATCACCCCAAACAGTAACAAAAAAAGGAAAATAAACTTCATACCCTCCCTCATTATCACTAATACGTGCAGAAGTATATATTTTTACTTCCCTAGTCATAGTATTTGCATCTATGTAATTTGCCTTTGCTTTTCCTAGTTTCATATTATAATATTGGGCTTATTCTTGTCCAACGTTGGCACGCTTTCCATGTCTTATTACAAATACCTGTATCAGCATCTAAGCCTCTATTTTCATAGTCGTAGCTTACTTGGTCTAAAATAGCAATCTTTAAATCAGTAGGTAAAATATTAGTAATATAACCTGCTGAATAAGAAGCCTTTAATAAAGCCCTATTTGGATAAGCTAATTTAGGATGAAATTCGCCTATCAATTTAAAGTTAGTAATAGCATTATCATTTTCATCAAATAGTTCAAACGATTCTTTTGCTACTGGACCAAATGGTATTTCAAAGTTTCCGTCTATATTATTAAACCATAAAGAAACAGTCTTAGGTACAAAAGTCAACCCTGTTGCCGTTTCTACTGCTTCCCTTGCACTCTTAATCATTAATTGGACTTGTGTATCGTCAGCACTTGTTGTTATCCTACAATAATTTTTAGCTTCTATTAATGATACAGGTTCAGTTACAATTAAATATTCCGTTAACGTAAAGTCAATAATATAATTAGAATAAGCCATATAGTTCTTTTTACAAATTTAGTCATTTTATCTAATAAAAAACCCCCACCGATTAAGGTAGGGGTAATTTATCTTTATAAACCTTAGAATTAAGCGTTTACAGTAGCATAGATTGCAGAACTAGGAAGCATAAGTGAAATATCTTCCATGCACTCAATTCTAGCAGTTACTAAGTTCTTTTGGAAGTTAGTTCCGTTCTCGTAAGAGAATTCAATAGCTAAAGATTCAGTTTCTACTCTTTCGATATAGTCTTGGTCAATAACTAATGCTTTATCGTTAGTTACCCAACTTGCAGAAATTACAGGAACTCCCCAGATTGTCATTCCGCCCATAGGACTAACAACAACTGAACCTGAACCAGCGTAATAACCAGCAGCGATAGTAGCTTTCAATAATTTACCCATTTGGTTTTCGCTAACTAACACATAAGAAGCGTTAAAGTTTGCAGCCTTTTGGTTACCGATATAATCTACTAATTGTAACAAATCGTTAGTTTCTGCAGTTGTAGTTGAACCTGTTGCAGCACCTGAAACAACACCAAAGAAAATAGCGTTCTCTTTCTTGAAGAAATCACGTTGTAATAATCTTGGTAAAGTTTGAGTGATGAAAGGTAAACTTTTCAACATTTGCTTTGAGAAAGTAGAGAAACCAGCGATATAATCAGTAACTATTTTAGTTTCTGTTAATGCGTAGTCGTTCTGTCCTTTGTCGTCGCCTTCAGTTTGAGCAGCAATATTATTTACATTACCAGCATCTTCACGATACTGTACATAAAGACCAGTTGTGCTTTGAACAGTAGGAACTAAATCACGGAAATTTACTTTCTGTGCAGGGAAGATAGCTTGACGTGTGCTATAAGAAGCCACAGGGTCGCCTGTTAAGCTATTACTTAATAACATATTCTTTACGTCAGTCAAATCCATACGGTAAGAACCGTTAGAACTTTTAAGAGCAAACTCTAATTCGCCAAACTTTCCGTCTAATTTCTCCAAGATAGCTTCGTTAATGTTCTTGCTTTCTTTCTTTTCAGCCTTCACTTGCTTTGCAGCTTGTGCGTCGAATTGCTTTTGCATTTCGTCTTTTACTACATTGATTGTAGATTTTACTTCCTCGATTTGAGCAGATACGTCAGCTTGTAAGCCTTTTACGTTTTCTGCCATTTCGTTAATTACTTTTTCCATTTTTACTTTTTAAATAGATTGTTAAATTGATTAATTGCCTTTGTTACTTCTTCGTTACTTGGTTCTTCGATAATTGTCGGCTCAACTGCTTCTGCGGGTTGAGTGAACTCTTTTACTATTTCTAACTCTAATAATGAAGCCTGTATTCTTTTTATTTGAATTTCCATTAAAGCAAAAGTGTCGTCTGTGAAATTACCACCTCTAAATGCTTTAATTAGATTATCTAGTTGTAATGATAAACTTTCTTTAGTTTCAACCCCTTCGCTTTTAAATCCTAGCGTTGGCGTTTCAGGGTTTGCACCCCAAAGTACTGCTGAACCTTCGTAAAGTTTTAATTCAGTAATTGTTCTTACTTGGTTTGTTTTGTTGATGCTGCTTTTAATAGTGCTAAACCCAATTGAGTGCTGATTGATTAAACCTGCCTCGTATAGTTTTATTACGTCTTCGCCAGCTTCAGTTTCTATTATTTGCGTAATAGCCACTAACATATCGCCTTCTACATAAAGGTCAATAGGTTTTCCTATTGTATGTCCT